CTACACCGCAAACCCATCCGCAATATCGCTCATGTTATGCCCCCCGCCGTCGGCTGAGAAGCTGGGCGTGGTGCGCCAGGCTGCCGCCAGTGTTTCAAATGCGGCAGCCACGGCGCGTTGCCACGAACCTTCGGCGGTGACAAGCGCATCCAGCTCCTCATCGCTGAAATTGCCATCGCTCGGTTTTGGCCCGCTGTTTCTGGTGGTGTCTTGAATGTAGAAACGGACCTTTTCTTTGTCTGTCGTTAACGCGCCGTCGTAGGTGTGTGTCATCAGCTTATACTCACTCGTTCAAAGGGCAGGTCTGTGCCGATACCCGTCGCCGTGATGCTGGTTCCGGATGTCCAGGTCAGGTTTGACCGAAACAACATCAATCCTGAAACTGGCGCAACATACAACCCGTTTGCCGTCGCCGTGGTAGCTACCGAGCCGTCATTCATGTCCATCGCCTGAATTTCTACCCAGTTAGTGCCGTCTATGCTGCCCTCGAAAGCTAGACTCGCCGTGGTGTATGTCCCGCTCACCTGGATTGCGACGTTAGCGATTCCGGTTAGGTTCATCACGTTTCCGGTAGCCGTGGCACTGGCTGCGCTATGAAAGGTGGTCTTGCGCTCGATCATCATGTTAGACGAAGCGTCAACGCCTGAATCAGACAGCAACATCATCCCGCCCAGCAGCACGACAGTCAGCAGTAAGCAAAAGCCAAAACTACGCAGTTCCTTGCTCATCACTCACCGCCTTCCGCTTTGGTGCCTTCGGTTTTGGTTCCGGCGCTGATTCCAGTTTCTTGATTGCACCATCGTCAATCAGCGTTTGCCGCCAGGGCATCGGGATAGCTTCATCTCCGATGCTCTGACCCTTCCGCCACGATTTGCCCAGCGCCAGCGATACAATGTCATTCTGTGCTATGTACGCCATGTGCGCCTCCTACTGAATCCGCGTGTAACGTATATACACCGTTCCGGCACCCGCATCTGGCGAAGTCCCGCCAACTGCGAAGTCGATTGTCTCAGCCGCGCCGCTGGGAGCGTAGATAAACACATCCCCGCCGCCCGCGTCACCGATCAGGTATTCGCCACGACTAGCCGCCGTCTGGCCTTGCCAACCGGCCGCCCAGCCGGTGCCTTCCGTCGCATCATCGGCACACTCAGCATGAGTGAGAGCCAGCAACCCGTCAGTATCATTGCCGTCCCCAATCGAGATGGTAGTATCGTCAGTCTCGCCAGTGTCGAACGAAGTGCTAATGTCGATAAACACATCATGCACCAGCCAGATTTCCCCGTCTGCGATAGTGAAGATTGCGCCGGTTGTAGAATACTCAACAGACGCGCTTATTACGCTGGGGAACATGACATTCTCAGTGCCGAGAACACCAGTCGCACCGCCGGTCAGTGTTGACATACCAGTCACGCCCAACGTGCTTGAGAGCGTTGATGCTCCCGTTGTTGACATAGTGCCGGAAAACGTGCCATTCACAGCGGTTACGTTGCCGTCTTTATCAACTCGCGCCACCGGCGTAGAATCTGCCGATACCAGAATGGCGTCACCGTCTGCGGCCGCCACGTTCACCTCTAGCCCCGGCGTCGCTGTGGCTTGCTGTGTCGGCACGGCGATTTGTACACCGAAGAACACAGCGGGGTCCAGTCCCTGGGCGACAACTACGCCGCCCAGCAACAGAGCCACGATCACGGCGCACAGAGCGATCATTCTATATTGCTTCATGATTCACACCTCCTCAGTGCCGTGACTAGCTAACCTCATGCCCGTATACCCAGCGCCAGTCGCTCCAGCCATACGAATACCGCATGTAGCCCCGGAAACGCGCTTCCAGTCGGAAGTCGCTGGTCGGGTCCATCGTGAATTCAAGCGGTACTCGGTCAATCCACAGTGCATGAATTTTGGCCAGCTTCGAGTCAATCAAGAACCAGTTATTCGCGTCGGTGAGATAGTCCCACACGATCACGCTTTTGAGCTGCGTTGAAACGAAGTTGGCGTGATAGTTGGCTACGTCAACCTTGTTCGCGGTCTCGACAATGCTGAATGCTTCCTCTTCCAATTCAGGAGGAACCAGCAGCGTGTCAGGGCTGCAATTTACCAGCTCGCCCCGGTCATCGACGAAAGCCCGCATGAGTTCGCGAGTATCCACTACCGCTTGATAGCTCAACCGCGTTGAGCCGTCGTTGCCGTGTGTATCGGAGCTGTGAGTCGGCGCCAACGGGTGCGCGGTGTGACACAGTGCCGAAGAGTCGCCACCGGTGTAGCTGGAACTGAAAGCGTTGTTGAAGACGCTGGCGGCGTGCTTCTCGCGGGTCCGCATGGCCGACATTGCGAGCTGTCGCGGTCTGGCGTTGATAACGCCGTACTGGTCGTCGTCAACGAGTCGCCTCTCAACAGCGAATCCCTTGACGTATTCCTTATGGGTCAGAGTCGTCTTGTAGAGCTGGTCGAAGTCGTCATACTCGATTGCTCCAGCGTACTCTTCCCAGTCCGACATCCCGCCTACACCGAGAAAATCTTCGTCACTCTTGGAGCTGGTAATTACGTTAAACAGCGAACCGATACGGCTCTCCGCTGCGATTGCGTCTTTCTGGGTGTAGAATATTGCCTTGAGGCCCGGATCAAGCAGATAGGCCCATTGTTCTTGAATAGCCATTAGTCATATCCTCCTACGCGTTGCCAAACGTGGTATCTGCGAAAACCACATAAGCCAGAACGTTACCATCGTCGTCGGTGTCAGTATCCACCAGAACCATGTCACCGTTGGTCAAGTCGTCGGCGTCGATGGTGTTTTTATCTACCGTGTCAATCGTCTTGGTGTAACCCACCTTGGCGTTGGTGCTTGACGCATCCATCGAGCAGCGCCACACCTGATTACGGGTGATGATCGCCGCTTTCGCCTTGGTGGTGCCTGCGGTGATGCTTGCCGCTGCCACCGGTTCCTGCATAATGCAGGTCACTTCCGAGGTTGTGCCGGTTACGGCGTCGATATAGCCGTCACTCTGCATCAACATCAGATCGCCTTGCAGATGGGCGGCTGCCGCGCCCAGTGTAAAATCTCGAATCACTGGCGTTGCGTTGCTGCCGTCCAGCATGTAGGCAAATTCAAAGCCTTTGCTTGCCATAGTTCATTACCTCCTACACATTCCCGAATGTAGTGTCCGCAAACACTACGTATGCCAGCACATTGCCCTCGTCGTCGGTTTCAGACGCATCGACCAGGATCATTCCGCCGCCGGTTTCGTCGGTGGCGCTGATAGTGTTGTGATCTACTGTGTCAATCGTCTTTGTGTAGCCGACTACAAAAGCGGTGCTGCTGGCGTCCATCGAGCAGCGCCAGACCTGTTCACGGGTCAATATCGCTGCTTTCAGTTCGTCGCCATCGCTGCCGCTGGATCGAGCCTCCATGATGACCGCGCTTACTTCGGTTGTGCCGTCCGTGACGCGGGCCAGTTGGCCGTCGCTGTTAATCAAGCACAGGTCGCCGATTGCGTAAGCGTCGGTGCCATCAACCGGCAAATCGCGAATAACCGGCGTTGCCGTCGATCCATCGAGCTGATAGGCGAATTCAAAGCCTCTTGTCGCCATAGTCCGTTACCTCCATCAAGCCGTGACGTATTTGAGATAGTCCTCAGGCTTGATACCCATTTTCTGAGCTTCCTTGAGTTGTTCATCGGTGAGCTTCTTGTCCTTGCTTGGCCCGTCATTGCCGCCTGCTCCTGCGTCCAGCCCCGGCGCGTTGCGTTGCGCCAATGGAACCCGACCCGCTGAAACCAGCGTCTTGACCGCCTCCGCCACACCGATCACATTGCCGTCGTCATTCACCGATACCGCGCTCTTGTCCGCCAGCGCGTAGGCGTCTTCCGGGTGCATGATTCCAGCTTTCGCTGCTTCTGCTACGAATTGCGCTTTGATGAGCGTATTACGTGCCTGCGCCGTCGCTGAATCTCGCTCCTGCTTGAGCCGTTCAGCTTCTGCTTGCGCCTTTTCCAGCTCGCTCCGTTGCGCTTCTTCGTGCTCATTCCACTTCTCAGCCCTCTCTTTCAGCTCTGTATAGTCTGCGAATTTGGACTGAGTCTTCCGCCGGTCCTCCGCCAGAATGGCATTCAACTGTTCTTGCGTGAATGTCTGCTCTGTCGGTTTCTCCTGCGTTCCCGGATCGGTGTCCGGTTGTTGTTCTTCTATTTGATTGCGTTCTTCGTCTGACATTTTCGACCTCTCCCCGGCTGCTTTCCCCCGCCGGTCGGGTTATTGTATAATTGCGCCCCCGTAAACAGGCGCTTCACTCACGATGCTGATTGCGTTTGCCGGCGCATCGCAGAACGAGCAACCTTGCGCGTCGTCGTTGTTGCCGCTTCGTATCTGCCATTGCACACCGCAGACGTTGCAGATTGCGACTTTGTCCGTCTGCGTGCGAGCTGTTGCCGCCGGTCCGTGTATGTCTGTTGGGTATGTCATGCTGCATTCTCCAATATCTCCGGTAAATCTCTCAACGGCGTCGGACCTAAGCTCTCGCCCCAGGTTGAATTCTGCGTCTTGGTGCAAAAGTCCTTGAACGGTGTGCCAGATTTCCACAATTCGTGGTACTTCTCGCCCATGATCTTGCGCTGTTGCTCTTCTGGTAATCGCTCGATCCACTTCTCCGCTGTCTCAAATTCAATCTCAGGCCCGTCTATCAATACCGGCACCGAAGTGCAGCGCCCTTTCGGGTGGTCGCTGATGGGCACATTCACCGGGTATATCGTGCCTTCATCAGCCAGGCAGCCCAGGCAAGTCCGCACGTCGTGGGCACACAACCGCTTGTGTCCCTTCACGACACCGGACTCTTCGTACTGCTGCACCGATGCTTGACGATATACACGTAGCTGTTCCGTGCGGGCAATCTCCAGCGCCTTCTGCAAGCCGCCGCTCAAGTCGTCCTTGATGAGCTTCGCCGTCTTGCGCGGGTTCCATCCCTGCGCCGTGGCGTTGGTGAATGTGGTCTGCATCTTCTCCAGCACGCCGGGCAATGGCAAGCCGTTGGCGTCTCTCACGATGCGTTGCGTCAATAGCTGTGTCAGTGGGGATCCGTCACCAGCCAACCCCACCATGTTTTCAACGGCGCTTACCGGGAGGCGGTTGAAGTTGCCTGTGACGCCCGCTGTTTTGATGGCCTGCTCGGAATGAGCGATACCCAGTCGTGCTAATCGCCCCTGCTCCGCTGTGATCTGTGAATCAGCCCAACCCGCGTACCGCTCGAATTCTACCGATGCTTGCGTGAGTAGTTCGCGGTATCTGTCCAGCCGCGCCCATTTGCCTTGTGAGACCAACCCGCCACGAGCTGCAATGTCTTGCGCCAATAACTCAATCTGCGCGCCCAGCCGCTTTTCGACTTCATACCAGTGGCGGGCCATGACCTGCATCTGACCCACTTCGCGGGCGAGTAGTTGCGCCTTGAATTGGCGCATGGTTACGACTACCAGCGGGTCAGGCAATCTCTACCTCCTGCTCCTGGTCGAATTGCCGCATCTGCTCAAGGAACGCTCCGGCCAATGAGTTGACACCGGAAGCCCGCTCCGCTGCGGCCATGGCTTGCAGTTCCGCGATCTTCTCCGCGTCGTAGCCCATTTCAGACCACAACTGCTCCTGTGGTATGCCCAGCTCTGCCTTGACTTTCAGCGTCTCCATGAGCGCCTGCTCGTTGCGCGTTTCGCAATCGGCCCATTGTGTCGAAACAGATTCATCGGCGTTCAATCCAGCATTGCCGAAGGCGTTCGCCAGTCGCCGGGCCATCTGCATCACGTCTTCCCAGGCGTTGCCGAACGTCACATGACGATCCTCAGCACGCGATACCAGGCCGATCTCCTGCTGTTTCAGCGTGCCCTCTGCCGCGACGTGTCCGCTCATCTGGAAATAGTGCAGCGGGGTCCGTGTCGTGCGGGCAATCTCTGCGACAAAGGCGTCTTTCAGCTCAATCAGCGGTTTCAAGTCTTCGCCGGGGAAATAACCCACGCTTGCGCCCTGCTCGCCGTTAGGTGGTCTGTTGCTGTATACCCACGATCCGGGCGAGATGCTCAATCCGCTGGGATCGTCGCCCAGCATCCAGAAGATTCTAAACGCGGTCGTATCAGACGCTGCCAGTAAGTCGATGATAGCCTTATTCAATGCGTTCTGTAGCGGTACAACCTTCTTGAGTTCCGATGTGCCATAGTTGTAGCCCTGGTCGGCGTTCTTGAAATGGAACACCGGCACGCCCAGCGGCTCGCCGTTCAATGTCCACGGTACAGGCCACGGCTCGCCCTCTGCTTGATACGGCTGCCACGCCCCTTCGTTGTCCTCAACGTTGCTGATGTATTTCTCG